GGCCGACGGCGGCACCACGACCACGGTCAACGGCGGGGCGGCCATCGTCTCCGTCGATGCCTCGGCCTCCGTCACCAGCGGCGGCTCGGTCGGCTCCATTCCCTGCAAGGTGGCGGCGGTGCCCGGTGCGGTCGCCTACGCGTGGTTCATCGGCAGCGACTCCACGACCAACTGCAACCTCGCAGCGATCACGACGGTCAACACCGTGACGCTGACCTCGTCGCCCTCCGCCCCTTCGGTCGGCACCGGCTTCGCGGGCGCGGTCGGGGCGAACTTCGGCGCGGACCATTCGACGAACAGCCTCGTCTTCAACGGGCTGATCTCGCTCATGGCCTCGACGGGCTCGAACTCCTACTTCAAGTCCCTCGACGGCGGGACGCTGACGGCGGACGGCGCCGGCGGCATCGTCGAGATCGACGCGATGCTCAAGTCGATGTGGGACAACTACCTGCTCGGCCCGGACACGCTCTGGCTGTCGAGTCAGGAGATGGCGAACTTCGTCAAGAAGGTCACCAACAACAACACGACCGGGTTGAACCGGACGATCTACATCGACTCGAACGCGGCCGCCCAGGGCGCGGTCATCGCGGGTGTCCGCGTGACCTCGTACTTGAACAAGTTCGCGATGGACGCCTCGCAGGACCTGATGGTCCGGCTCCATCCGTACCTCCCGGCCGGCACGATCATCGCCACCACGAAGAAGCTGCCCTACGCTAACTCCAACGTCCCGAGCGTGCTCGAGATGGAGACGCGGCGTGAGTACTACCAGATCGAGTGGCCGCTCGTGACCCGCAAGTATCAGACCGGCGTGTACGTGGACGAAGTGCTGAAGGGCTACTTCCTCCCCGCACTCGGCACGCTGACCAACGTCGGCAACGGCTGATTCCGCTATCTCGGCGGGCGGCTCGGCAACGGGCCGCCCGCAGGGAGTGGCCTGATGGCGTTTCGCGACCCCAAAGACTCGGACCTCTGCCTCGTGGACGATGTTGCGACGGCGTTGGGCATGGCGACGCCCATCACCGACGCGCAGCGCGACGAGTTGCAGCGGCTCGTGTCGGCGGCGACGCAAGCCATGATCGAAGAGGCGCAGTTGCCCCGGCGCTACGACGGGAAGCCGCAAACCTTCTTCGACGACAAGTACGACGAGCGGTTCAACGGGAGCGGCACGGGGATTCTCCCGCTCCGCCACCGGCCGCTGATCAAGATCATCACGCTCACGGTCGATGGCCGACCGATCGCCCCGACGGTGAGCGACACGGACTTCGGCTACTGCGCGGAGCGCGGGGTCGGCGTCATCCTGCTCCGGGGCTTCTGCTTCCAGCGGGGGATCCAGAACGTCCGGCTGGTCTCCAAGGCGGGCTTCGACGAGGACCATCCGATGCGCGACGCGCTCGCGCAGGCCGCGATCGAGACGGTCTCGGTCATGTACCAGAGCAAGAAGTACCTGCACATCCAGTCGGAGAAGCTGGGCGATCAGATGATCACCTATGCGAAGCAGGCCTTCTCGCCGCGGGCGAAGACGCTGCTCGGGCAGATGCAGTCGAAGATGCCGGTGGCGGTGTTCTGATGGCGGGGATCTCCGGAGCCGTCCGCAATGTCGAGCCGGTCGTCGAGAAGATCCGCTCGCTGCCCGAGGACATCGAGGAGCGCGCCCGTCGGGTGCTGGCGCTGCTCGGCCTGGAACTGCAGGGCATCGTGAAGGACCAGTATCTCTCCGGGCAGGCGCTGAACGTCCGGACCTCGTGGCTCAAGTCGTCCATCACGACGCAGCAGCACGACGACGGGACCTCGATCACGCAGACTGTCGGCGTCCACATGCCGAGGCCCGCGTCGCCTCCGAAGGGCGGCCATCCCCGGATCTACGGCGAGGCCCACGAGTACGGGTTCGAAGGCATCGTCACGGTGAGCGAGCATCTTCGCATGCAGACGATGATCTTCGGACGGCAAGTGGAACCGTTCCCCGTGTTCGTTCCGTCGCACGACGTGATGCTCGATCTGCCCGAGAAGTCCTTTCTGCGGGCCGCGCTCCGGGAGTTCGAAGCGCACGCCCGCGAGGAGATCGCGAAGGCTGTCGGTGAGGGCGTGCATGCATGACGCGCGACGCCATCGACACGGCGCTGTTCAACCTGATCGCGGGCTCGACGTACCCAGCCGCGCCGGTCGGGTGGGCCACGGCGTCCCGGACGCTGCGGCTCTGGAAGGACGTGCAGCCGAACGAGATGCCGGCGTTCTTCTTGGCATTCGTCGAGGAGACGGCGACGCCGTTGAAGCTCAGTCCCGCCATCAAGAAGTGGTCGCGGCACTACTTCGCGTGGATCTATGTGAGCCACGACGGGGGCGCGAACCCGGCGATGAAGGCGCTCGCGTCGGCGCTGGATCGCGTCGAGGCGCGGTTCGTCCCGGCGACGGGGACCAAACAGACGCTCGGGGGCCTCGTCTACGAGGCGCGGCTCGAGGGCACGACGAAATCGGACGAAGGATCGCTCGGGGATCAGGCCATCGCACGGGTGCCGATCACCGTCATCGTGAGTCCATGAGGCAGTGGTCGCAACGCGGATGATGAGGAGGGCGCGATGATTTTCGAATTCGGCTCGGGCGTAATGTACGGCACCAAGATCAACGACGATGGCTCGCTCGGCACGGGACGGGTCTTCGGCATTCTGCAGGGAGGCAGCGTCGACTTCGCGGCCACCAACAAGCAGTTGTTCGGCACTTACCAGTTCCCGGTCGCCGTCGGCCGCGGCACGGCCAAGATCTCCGGGAAGGCCTCCTTCGCCCAGATCTACCCGGACATCTACAACGACCTCTTCTTCCGGGGCACGATCGCGAGCGGCGTCACCCGGATCGCCACCGACGAGGCCGGCACCGTCGCCTCGCACGCGGTCACCGTCTCGCACTCCGCGACGTGGGTGCAGGACCTCGGCGTCAAGGACTCGACCGGCGCCTTTATGACGAAGGTCCCCTCTGCGCCGGCGGATGGGCAGTACACGGCGGCGGCGGGCGTCTACACGTTCAGCGCCACGGACGCGAACGCGGCCAACGCCAGCGTCGTGCAGATCTCCTACGAGTACACCGTCTCGGCGACCGGCCAGACCATCACGATCACCAACCCGGTGCTGGGCACCGCGCCGGCGTTCGAGCTGCGCCTCCAGCAGACGTACTTGGCGCAGACGCTCTACATCAAGTTGAACCGCGCGATCTCATCGAAGCTCACATTCGCGACGAAGCTCGAGGATTTCACCATCCCCGAGTTCGACTTCGATGCGTTCGCCGACGGCTCGAACAACATCGGCAAGATCGCCATCGGCTGACGCGGGGACGCGGGGGAGGGATTCACGATGATTTTCGAGTTCGGCTCTGGAGTCATGTACGGGACCAAGATCAACGACGACGGGTCGCTTGGGACCGGCCGGGTGTTCGGCATCCTGCAAGGCGGGAGCGTCGACTTCGCCGCGACGAACAAGCAGCTCTTCGGGACGTACCAATTCCCCGTGGCCGTCGGGCGCGGGACCGCGAAGATCTCGGGCAAGGCCTCCTTCGCGCAGATCTATCCCGACATCTACAACGACCTCTTCTTCCGGGGCACCATCGCCTCGGGGGTGACGCGGATCGCGACCGACGAGGCGTGTCTCGTCGGCACGCCGCACACGACGCACACGACCGTGGTCACGAACTCCGGGACGTTCGTCCAAGATCTCGGCGTCAAGGATTCGACGGGCGCGTTTATGACGCGCGTCACCTCGAGCCCGGCGGCGGGGCAGTACTCGGTCTCGGCGGGCACCTACACCTTCAACGCCTCCGATACCCCGGTCGCGGACGGCGTGACCGTGCAGATCTCCTACGAGTACACGGTGGCGGCCACGGGGCAGACGATCACCATCACGAACCCGCTCTTGGGCACGGCCCCGGCGTTCGAACTGCGCCTGCAACAGACGTATCTCGCCCAGACGCTGTACATCAAGCTCAACCGGGCGATCTCGAGCAAGCTCACGTTCGCCACGAAGTTGGAAGACTTCACGATCCCCGAGTTCGACTTCGACGCCTTCGCGGATGGGTCGAACAACATCGGCAAGATCGCGATCGGGTGATGACCCCCCGGTGGCGGCGGGGATGGGCCCCGTCGTCACCGGCATCAACCGGGTTCCACGCCCACGGTGGGATCCCTCGGAGGCACCATGGCTAAGACCGCTCACGCGCTCCCCGTCGAGCCGCTCGTTACCGCGCCCCACATTCGCCACGAGGGCCGCGCGATCACGCTCCGGGACGGCAAGGAATACATCCTTCCGGCGCTGACCTTCCGCGAGCTCGACCAGTGGTCGGAGACGATCGGCGGGTTGCTCGGGAAGAACCTGATCAGCGACGCCCCGGCGCGGAAGCAGTTCGCCGAGGTCATCCTCGTGGCGCTGCAGCACAACTATCCGGCGCTGACGCTCGACGGGTTGTACGAGATCATCGATCTCCGGAACCAGAAGAACCTGCTGCGGTTCCTCTACGACTTGAACGGGTTCTCCCCGGAACCGGAGCCCACGGAGGCGGTCTCGTAGACGCCGACGGGATCCGTCCGATCCACCTGCTCTGCGGGCAACTGGTGACGTGGTGCGGCCATGACTTCGACCACTGGCTCGATACGATGACGATCCCTCGGTTGCGGGTGCTGAAGAACGTCTGGAAGTACGACCCGCCGATGCCGGTGGTGGCGGCGCGGTACGTCGGCGTGAAGGCGCGGCCGAAGGCGAAGACCTCGGCGGCGGAAGCGTTCGGGGCACTCGCGGGGTTGGGCTTCACCCCGGCAGCGGATCTGAAGGACATGATCCCGGAGTTCCCGGAGGGACACCCTGATGGCCGGTGAAGATCTCGGACTGGTCGTCAGCGTCAAGCTCGAGCGCGAGGACGTAAAGGGCGGCGCGAACGAACTCGCCATCGCCGTCAGCCAGATGGGTGGCCGGATCGAGGCTTCGATGAAGAGCCTCGAGAACGAGACACGCCGCTCACTGGGACAGGTCGTGGCGGCGCTCGGGCGGGAGACGCCGGCCGCTGCCGCCGCCGCCGCCGCGAGCGTCGTGAAGCTCGAGGCCACCGCCGCGCCCGCGCTCGCGAACGTGAGTCGGCAGGTCCGCGAGGTCGGGAACGACTTCGTCCGGACGAGCGAGCGCGTCACCATCGGGGCCTCGGGCATCCAAGGGCAGATCCGGATCTTCGGCGCGGTCGCGGCGGCGTTGGGCACGGCCTACATCGCGGCGCGCGGCATCGAGACGGTGACCCAGAATACGGTCGACTGGGCCGCCGCCACCGAGAAGCTCTCGAATGGCTTGGGTGTCAGCAGCCAGCAGGCCTCCATCTGGATGGCCGCCGCGCGAGAAGCCAACGTCCCCATCGAGAAGATCGAGGGCACGCTCGCGAAGTTGAACGCGCGGATCACCTCGGATCAGAGCGTATTCAAGCGCCTCGGGATCGACATCACCGATGCCACCGGGAAGCTGCTGCCGCTCAATCAGGCCTTCGAACAGACGATCAAGGGGCTCTACGAGTTCGAGCGCGGGCGGAACCGGGACGACGCCGCGTCGCAGATCTTCGGGGTCCGCTTCCAGCCGGGACAGGTCGAGGAACTCGGGCGCTTCGTCGAGTCACAGGAACGCGCCGCGAAGGTCGTGGAGGCCTTCGGGCTCGCCGTCGATCAGCATGGCGTGGTGGCCGCGCGTGAGTTCGAAGCGGCGCAAGCCGACTTGAAGCTCGCGCTGCTTGGGGTGGAGGAGACGCTCGCCGCGCAACTGATGCCGGCGCTGGAGCAGACGCTCGACCGCGTCCTCGCCCTCGCGCGGGACGGCACGCTCAAGGCGTGGGCGGAGGGCGCGGCGCAGGGCATGCGTAGCGCCCTCGATGTCGCAGGAGAGGTCACGGGGGTCTTGATCGAGGAGCGCGGGGTGCTCCTCCAAGCCGGGGAGGCATGGCTCGGGTACAAGGCCGCCCTGATCAGCGTCTCGCTGATTCAGAGCCTCACGACGGCGGTGACGGCGCTCACGACGGCGATCCGGGGATCGATCGCGGCCGAAGGGCTCGCGACCATGTTCCAAGGCCTCAATGCCAGCGCCATGCTCGCACGGGAGAGCGTCTACGCGCTCGCCACCGGGATCACGGAAGCGGCGCAGACCATGGCGGTCTTCGAAACCTTCATGGAGGAGGCGACGGCGGCCGAGGCATTGGCCGGCGGCCTGCGGAATGTCGCCCTCGGGGCCGGACTCGTCACGCACGAGGCCCTCGCCGTCGAGACCGCCATCGCGGGATGGGAGTTCACGCAGCAGGCGGCGGCGGCGGAGTCCGTCGGGGTCGCGTTCACACACATCGGGGCCGCAATGACGGTGGCCGGGACCGGTGCGGCGGCGGCGGCAGGGCAGATGGGCCTCGTCGAAGCGGCGATGGGCGCGACGACCATTGCGATCGATGGGCTGCTGGCCGCGATCAATCCGGTCCTGCTCATCGCCGGGCTCGTCACGGCAGGGGCGGCGCTCGCGACGTTCGAAGACCAGTGGAAGAACCTCGCGGACGACGGGATCCAGCGCGCCATCGACAAGCTCAAGGAGTGGATGGGGCTCACCGCGAAGTCGGACATCGTCCCCGATCGGACGCTCACCGACAACTTCACGGACGAACTGCGGACGGTCACGAAGGAGATCAACACCATCCTGTCGAGCGTCGCGGGCTCCGGGGGTGGCGAGGCCAATCTCGAAAAGTCCTTGAAGGATCGGCTGGCGGAACTGCGCGAGCGCCAAGGCGAGCTGCAGGCGATGATCGTCGAGCAGGCCTCGGGGCAGTACTACGAGCCGCAAGGGGCGGCGCAGACGGACTACAACGTCCGCAAGCTCCGCGAAGGCGATAAGCAGGCGCCCGACAGCAAGACGGCACTCGCCGCCAAGTTCACCGAGCTGATGACGCTCGAGAAGACGCAACTCGCGCAGGCCGGGAAGAACTGGGAAGAGCGCGTCCAGATCGCCGAACGCTACACCGCCAAGGTGAAGGAACTGCTCGGCGAGGGCTCCGAGTGGGATCTCAAGCAGCAGGCGAAGGAAGCGCAGGTCCGCGCGCAGGCCGCGAATGCCGGCGTCGCCGCGCACGCGAAGGCCGAGAGTGAGATCACCGCCCTCGCCCGCGAGAACGCCAACGAGCGGCTGCGGCTCCTCACCCTGACCCAGGACGAAGAGAAGGAAGAGATCAAGCGGGCCGTCCGCGACAAGGTCATTACGGTCCAAGAGGGGCAGGACCGGATGCTCGCCCTCCTCAAGGAGGAGATCGCGGCACGGCGTGAGATCCTGCAGTTGGAGGCGGCCTCGATCGCCGGTTCGCCCGCGAAAGCGGCATCGTTCAGCGAGCAGTTGAAGGCCCCGCCCGCGCCCGGCGAGACACAGGAGCAGCAGCAGGCGCGCATCCTCGTCGAACTGCCGCCCGCGAGTGCGGAGAAGTTCGTCGAGGTCCAGCACAAGCTCGACGAACTCGATGCGTACTTCAACAAGACCGTCATCCACATCAAGACCGAGTTCGACCCGCAGAAGCAGGACATCATCCGCGATGCGCGCGAGATCAAGAACACCTTCGACGAGGTGGGGAACGATCTCAGCGGGGCGTTCAACTCCTTCTTCGATGCGATGCTGCAGGGGAGCGGCTCGGCGGCGGCGTCGCTCGATGAGATGCGGCGACAATTGCGGGGCTCGATCCAAGACACGGAGGTCGCGGCCCGGACGGCGGGCGTCCACTCGAACGCGTGGGTCGATGCGAAGAACCGGGAGATCGAGGCACAGAATCGACTGAACCAGACGTTGGCGCAGCAGGCGAACGTGCAGTCGGCGGCGCAGCACCTGTTCCAACAATGGGAACAGGAGACGGTGAAGGCGATCTCGAACGTCGTCATCGACTATGTAAAATTCATGGTGCTGCGGGTCGCACTCGAGAAGACCACGCAGTCCCAGCTGTTGAGCGCCGACAAGCTCGGGATAGGCGAGCGGGCAGCATTGCGGGCGGCGGACTGGACGCTGGAGAAGCTCCATCTCACGCAAAGTACCGCTGAAGAGATCGCCACGGACACGCGAAAGGGGGCCACGAAGGCCGCCGTGGCGACCGCCACCGATCAAATCGTCGTCGCCTCGGCGGACAGTGCCGCGACCGAAAAGAGCACCATCGAGACGGCTCAGACCGAAGCGTCACTGACGCGCTCCGCCGCAGAAGGTGCCGGTAAAGCCGTCGCGGCGAATGCGGACACGCCCTACGTCGGCATCGCGCTCGGCATCGCGGCCGCAGCGGCGATCATCGGGATCATCATGGGGTTCATGGGCTCGTTCGAGGAGGGCGGCGATGTGCCCTCTGCGGGCAAGCTCGGCCACATGCACCCGGACGAGATGGTGCTCTCGCGCGATACGGCCGAGCGCGTCCGCGCCTATGCCGCGACTCCACAGGGGCATGCAGATCTGAGCGGGGGAGCGCGCGTCCCTCGCACGAAGGGCGGACAGAAACTTCCCCTGCGGGGCGGCGAGATGGTCCTGCCGAAGGATCTTGCCGAGGACGTGCGCGGCTCGTTCTTCAGCGCCGCAGGTGGGATGACGGAGGTCCCTTCGACCGGTGGTCTCGCGGTCCTGCATCCGTCCGAGATGGTGCTCGACAAGGGCACGGCCGATGCGGTGCGTGGGGGCGCGAAGGGCGGGGACGGCAAGGGCGGCGAGCATCAAGGCAAGGAGGACGGGGGCAAGGACAAGAAGGACGAGAAGGGCGGCGGCAAGGACAAGGCGGGCATTCAGAAAGCCGGGGGCGGCGTCACGGCCCCGGCGTTCGCCGCCGTGGGCGGCGGTGGCAGCGGCGCTGGGGGCCCGAAGATCCAAGATGTCCGCTTGGTCGCTGCGCCGGCCATGGTCAGCACACACGCCAAGGGTGGCGACATCACGGCCTCGATCAGCACTCCGGTGCAGACGACGCCGGCCAACGGCGTGACCCCCGTCCAGAACCAAGGGGTCCAGATCGTCCAAGTCGTCGGGCGCGTGCCGGTGACCTTCTCGGCGATCAACTCGACGATCGGATTGATCACGCCGAACTTCTTGGGCTTCGCGCCGAGCTTGGTCACGACCTTCGGATTCCTGAGCGCGTTCGAGAAAGGCGGCTATGTCCCCAGCACGGGGCCGGCGCTTGTCCACGAAGGCGAGTTCGTGCTGCCGAAGGAGGCCGTCTCGAAGCTGACCTCCAAGACGGGGTCCGCCACGGCCGTCCCGGAGATGGTCGCGAAGTTGACGGGCGCACGCCTCGGCGAGTTGGCAATGGATGATCCGCTCGCTGGCGGACAGGCAACGGGCGGTCGCGGGACGTTCACCGAATCCCTCCATGGGGTCGGGGATGTCGAGGAGCCGATCGAGCATACCCGCCTGACGGAGCGCACCGCCTTCGCCGCCGCGATCGGCGACACGATGCCGCCCGTCCTCCAGCAGGAGAACCACTTCCACAACATCGACCATAGCGGCGCCCGCGAGTTCATCCGCGACAACGGCCACCTCATTGCCGAGCAGACGTGGAAGCACACCACCCGGATGAACCACGGGATTCGGGGGAGGCGCTGATGTCCACCCTCGTGATGCCGGCACCGTCCGGCGTGATCTCCCCGACCCCGCCATGGCTCGGCTACG